CCCGCCATTCCTTAACCCACAAGGCAACGACATAGGCCGCAGCCTGCTGCAATTTGCTGACGGTAAACCTATAAGCAATGAGTCTGAACTTAACTGGCTACGGGTGCATGGAGCTAACGTCTTTGGCCACGGCAAACTTAATTTGCAGCAACGCATTGATTGGGTCGTACAAAATGAACAGCAAATAGATTCATGCGGCCAAAACCCATGGGTTCATCTTGAGTTTTGGTCCAAAGCAAAAGATCCTTGGCAGTTCTTAGCCTTCTGCCATGCCTATCAAGAGTTCTTAAAGCATGGCTTTGGGTATGTATGCCAATTGCCTGTAGTGCTTGACTGCACATGCTCTGGCATTCAACACTATTCTGCGCTGCTTAGGTCGGAAAGCATGGGCAAGTTAGTGAACCTAGTGGACACTGATCAGCCTGCTGATATTTATACAACGATCTTGCTTAAGGTACTGGACCGTTTACGGGAGGAGGCGCAGGCAGGTAACCAACATGCAGAAAGCTGGCTGCAGTTAAACATTGATCGCACGTTACTTAAGCCTGTCGTCATGACTGTGCCGTATTCAGCTGGCAGATCAAGCCATATAACTCAAGTGCAAAGCTGGGCGTATGAACGTACTACCGAACTGTACGGCAATACAAAAAGCTGGCGCTTTAAGAAGGGCGCACTAAAGGCTATTCATTATTTAACTACAATAGTTGTGCGCGAAACCGATCAAGTAATAGGCCCAGCAAAAAGCGCAATGCAATGGTTTAAGTTTGTTGGCCGGTTAGCTGGCAAGTCTGGGACATTGCTTAAGTGGGTAACGCCTTCGGGGCTGCCTGTCTATCACAAGTACACAGACAACGCTAGCGAAAGGATTGAGCTTAGGTATTTAACTGACGTGCGCATTAGAGTACATGCGTACATAGGAGAATTGTCGTGGAGAATATCACGTATGGGTACAGCATTAAGCCCTAATGTTATCCACTCATTGGACGCTAGCCACATGGCGTTTACTACAATTGACGCATTTGCTAATGGCGTTACAAACCTTGGCGGAATACACGATTGTTTCGCTACAACCCCAGCTGAAATGGCCACGTTACGCGACAGCGTACGCAATTCATTTAGCAATTTATACAGCAGCAATGTTTATGAAAACATTACGGCTCAACTTGTAAGTCAGATACCAAAGGAAGTGGCGGACAAAGTTCCGCTACGCCTTCCTTTAGGCACGCTTAACACTAACTCTGTACGCAACTCCACCTATTTCATCACATGAACCAATTCAACCTTATCAATTCGACAAAGTTCACAACGCCTTTGCTTACGTTTCAGTACCCAAAACTGCTAGAGCCTGACACAAAGTTTAGCCCCGACGGCAGGTACGAATGCCAAGGCCACTGCCCTGTTGATCAAGGGGCAACACTTGCTGATCAGTTGGATAAATTCCTTGAAGAGCATAAAGCTTCATTGAAAGCGCAGTCACCTACAACAAAGTTCAAGCTGACTGATTTGCCTTGGGGCTACAACGAAACCAATGGCAGGCCAACGTTCTTTGTAAAAACAAAATGCAAAGCTAGTGGCATTGATCGTGAAGGCAAAGCATGGTCACGCAAGCCTGTGCTGTTTGATGCACAAGGCAGTGTCGTGCAAGACCGCAGCACATTAGACGGCATGTGGTCAGGTACTACGGGCCGCATATCTTTTATAGCCAGTCCGTTTTATACAGCTGCAATTGGTGCAGGGATAACACTGCGTTTGTTGGCAGTGCAAATCATTGAACTAAAATCCCAAGGCGGTAACGGAACTGATCATGGATTCTCAGCCGAAGAAGGATGGACGCCTAGCGCGAGCAAAAAAGCTGAGACAATCCCGTATAACGGAGAAGCTAGCGTCGAGTTCGACCCTTTGGACTTCTAAATTTCGTAGCAAATTTGAAGCAGTAATCGCGGCCTCTCTATTGAAGAGAGGCATGGCGTACACCTACGAAACAACTGGATTGCCGTATCAATTGCAGAATGTGTACACCCCTGATTTCTTTTTGGCTAACGGGGTGATCGTAGAAACCAAAGGTTTGTTCAGCCCAGAAGACAGGCGCAAAATGGTTGCGGTTAAACAACAACATCCTGATCTAGATATACGAATCTGTTTCATGGATGCCCGCAAGAAATTATCTAAAGCGCCTGCTTCAATTAGCTACGGCCAATGGGCTGATCGCCACGGATTCATTTGGAGTAACGGTCGAATACCCATTGAATGGTTAGCTGATGAGCAAGTGCATCCGACATGACCCATGCCTCAAATGCGGCAGCAAGGACAACCTTGCCGTATATGACGATGGCCACAGCCATTGCTTTGGTTGCGGCCTTACAACTCGTGCGAATGACGGCAAAACCCCACCACCACCAGAGATTTTGCCACCTGTGATTACACCCTTATTGCCGTTCATAACGGTTAAAGCGTTAACAGCCCGAGGTATTACTAAAGAGACAGCAGCCTTCTTTAATTACGGATACAGCGAATACCGCAACCAACAGGTGCAGGTATCTGAGTTCCGCAATCAGCAGGGGCAGGTCGTAGCGCAACACATACGGGATAAAGACAAGCGGTTTGTTTGGGTTGGGGACACCAGCTCAATGCAGCTATGGGGGCAACACCTATGGCGGCAAGGCATTGGCCGCGGCGGCTTGTTTGTGGTGGTTACAGAAGGCGAGATTGATGCGATGAGCGTCAGTCAGGTGCAAGGCAACAAGTTCCCAGTGGTGTCTTTACCTAACGGGGCACAGTCAGCCAAAAAGTATTTGGCTGCTAACCAGCAATGGCTCAGCCAATTTGATCGGATCATCCTGTGTTTTGACAGCGATGAACCTGGCCAAAAAGCAGCAACCGAAGCCTTAGCAGTATTGCCTTTAGGCAAAGCAGCTATCTGCCATCTGCCTCGTAAAGACGCCAACGAAATGTTGGTGAATGGTGAAGGCGATGCGTTGCGTGACCTGTTGTGGAAGGCCACACCGTCAAGACCTGACGGGATTGTTAATGCAGCTGAGCAATGGGATGAATTAATTAAGCCGCAAGCTGGTGCTGTCTGCGCTTACTTGTGGCCTGAATTAAACCGCATGACACGCGGCTTCAGGAAAGGAGAGATGCTTACGCTCTGCGCTGGTAGTGGAATTGGCAAGTCTTCTATCTGCAGGGAATGGGCGCATCACTTCTTAGCTAATGGTATGCGGGTTGGGTACATCGCCCTTGAGGAATCGCTCAAGCGTTCCATGCAAGGGATCATTGGGATTGAGCTTAACAAACCAATACACCTAGATCCCAGTTTGGTTACGCAAGAGCAAATGAAAGCAGGCTTTGACAAAGTGTTTGGCACTGGCCGCTGTTTTCTTTACGACCACTTTGGTTCAATGGACCCTGAGCATTTGATCAACAAGATCAGGTACTTAGCTGACGTTGAAGGTGCTGATGTTTGTTTCCTTGACCACCTAACAATTGTGATCAGCGGGCTGGCGGAAGTAGACGAGCGGCGGGCTATTGATTTGACATGCACCAAGTTGCGGCAAGTAGTTGAACAAACAGGGATTGGCCTTGTGCTGGTGTCGCACCTCAAGCGACCAGAAGGCCGCAACCATGAAGAAGGTGGGCAAACATCGCTGTCTCACTTACGTGGCAGCCATGCCATTGCACAGCTATCGGACATGGTGATAGGGGCTGAACGCAACCAGCAAGGCGACATGTCACAACGTAATGAATTGCAGCTGCGGGTACTAAAGAACCGCTTTAGCGGGGAGACAGGTACGTGTGACAAGCTGTTGTACGACATGACTACAGGCCGACTGACCGTACCAATGAGTCAGTACTTTGGCCTTTAACCCACCACGAACCTCATTATGAAATGCCCCTCTTGCGGTGATGAGCCAGGCGTTCGCGCTCGCCACACCCGCACTGATTCAAACAACACTGTTATTAGACGCAGGCATTGCACTGCCTGTGGTCACCGTTGGTACACAGCTGAGATCCCTATCCCTCCAGAAGCTGTAACTCATGGGTTCACTGAAGGTAAAACCCGCTCCACCTTTGAGCTAAAAGGTTCTGTTCTTTATTCAGGAGATTGCTATGACACTTTTGATTGATGCTGATTGGCTGCTTTATGTAGCTTGTGCTGCGTC